AGATCGCCATAGCCGATCGCCTGGCACACGTCGACGCGATCGCCTGGCAAGCAAGCGGACAGATCGGCGTGACGCTGCGGATCTTCGAGGGGCTGCCGACGCTTCGGAGCTAGTGCGGGCGGTGCTTTGTCGGTGCGTTCGTGGCGAAGTGTATTGACACAAAGGGAGGGGTTCGGCATTCTCTGTCTAGAGACGGGGGCAACGGATGCCCCCACGGAGACAGAGACAATGACCACCGAGACCCCGATGTACGAAGCAATCCCCGGGCACCGGAAGCACGACAAGAGGGGCGCGATGATGGACGTGTGCCCGAGGTGCTGTACCGACGACGACGGGCAGCCCGTCGTGCTTGATAACGGAAGCGTGGGGCGGGCTCGATTCTCCTCCTGCTGGAATGATGCCGGTGCGCCTGTCTGGGCTTGCGGCAATTGCGGCGCAGAGATGGCCCGACGGCACCGAAGGACAAAGTCTGAGATCGCATTCGACAAGGTGAGAGGCTCCCTGCTTCGGCGCGCATCCTTCGGGCTGGCCGCCTAGCCCCCCCACGGAGACCGAGACAATGATCAACGAGACCATCACCAAGGCAGAGGCCAGAGAAGCCCTCAAGACCTGCAGCCCCACCATGATGGCAGCGCTTAGGCTGTTCGCCGCCCAGGTTATCCACGGGCACCCCGACATGCTGAGCACCAGCGGCATCAGAATGGACACGCTGCGCGCCCTGAGGGATCGGGGCTTCATCCGCTTCGATGGCTACTCCAGCTGGGCCACGCGGAACCGCCGGTCCGGCATGCTGCACTACCATCGTAGCTTTTCCGTGAGCTGGAATGTTTGCGCCTAGCCCCCCTCCCCCCGCGCCGGGGCCCTTCGGGGCCCCTTCGTGGTTCTGGGGATCGTCTCTGTACGTTGTGCATTGACACAGCAGGGGAAGGTGTGGTGACATAGCTGCACAGACGGGGGCAACGGATGCCCCCAGGAGACAGAGACAATGGCCAACGAGACCACCACAGCCGCCCCCTTCGTGTCAGTCCCCTCCCCATGGGATGCCGATCGCTCCTACCTCTGTGTGCTGCTGGCAGACGGCATCCACTACAGCGCGCCGATCAACCCGGGCAGCAGTCGCTTCGATTTTCCAGAGGGACAGCGCGGGGAGTGGCACGACACGGCGATCGATGCCTGCTACGCAACGGCCGACGAGGCGGGCCCCTGTGGTTCCGACGTGTTCGGATGCGCCGCGCCGGTGCGCCGGGTGCCCTTCTCGGGGTGGCGGTGCCTGCCGGCCTAGCCCCCTCCCCCCGCGCCGGGGCCCTTCGGGGCCCCTTCGTCGTTCTAGGGTCAGGGCTGGCGTTCCAGGTGCTGGACGCGCTCCTCCAGCCGCAGCAAGTCGCCCTCGCTGGCCACGTCCCGCCTCAGCTCCCGGAGGTCGTCGCGTACCTCGGTGACCATCTCGGCCGTGCTGTCGAGCCGGGTCGTGGTGGCGGCCCACGCGGACACCGCCGACACCAGCACCACACACACCGCGACGATCGAGGCGATGGACTGGGGATCGGTCAGCTGGCGGCGAGAGGTCACCCGGGTGCGCTCGTGGATCTCGGCGGCCAGGTCGGTGATCTGCTCGGGTGTCACGATGGCGCCTCCGGGGGTGCTCCCCAGATCTACCACGCCCCGCCGGCGTCGACACGAGATCCCAGATCGGCCAGGTGCGCCCCGAGGGCATCGGCCAGCCGATCGCGGTTCGCGGTGGCCTCCTCGTGGTCGGGGGCGTGGTCCCCGAAGTGGCTCTCTACGATCACGGCCGGGGCTCGGGTACGCGTCAGCATGTACAGCTCGACCCCGGCCCCGTTTACGGTCGTTCCCCTCGTGCCCCGGTCTCGGATGCCGGGCAGGGCCTCGACGTGCGCCGCGCTGCACGCACGGGCCAGGGCCGCGCCCCGTGTGCTGGCGGGGTGGTGTAGCTGCTCGTGGCCGGAGACCGCCCCATTCAAGGCATTGAAGTGCAGCGAGATGATCGCGTCATAGTCGTCCGCGTTTATCCGCCTCACCAGCTCTGACAGCGCACCCCCCGAGCGGTCGGGCCTGAACAGGAGATCGGCATCGTAGCCGGCCGCCTCCAGGTTCCCCACGAGGCGCCCCCCTAGCGGAATGTTCCACGCCCATTCGTGCACCCCCGACACGCCGCGGGCTCCCTGTCGGCTCTTCCGATGTCCGATGACGATCGCGAACCTCACGCGGGAACCTCGCCGATCTGTGCCCTCAGCCGCCGCAGACGCCGGTTTAAGCGACGTCGACGCTTGGCGCTGATGTCGTCCCCGTGTTCGTCGAGGAGGGCCGCCAGACGCCGCGCACGGGCGCCCCTATTGCGCTCCCGTCTCTGTAGGCTGCGCCAGATCCCCACACCCCCGAGAGCGAGGAACCACAGGATCGGACCGTCGAGGGCCTCGGCCAGGGGGTGCGGGAGATTGATCGCGTTGTCCAGCCGGTAGGCGATCTCGCCGGCCAGACGGAGATCGGCAGCGACCTGCGAGAGGTCGGCCGTCTCGGGTGCGAGGTCCTGCACGACCTGCGACACCATCCGCATGACGGTCCCCTCGTGCTGCTCGATCAGGGTGGCGGCTCTCTCCTCGGCGTCGGCTCTCCGTCGGAGCCATCCGGTGCGGTCTGTCATGGTGTCACCTCGTGGCCCCACTCCAGGCGCACGATCACGCGGGGGGCTTCGTTGCCTGCAGCATAGCCTTTCCACCCGCTGACGCGCGCGATCACCGAGTCCGATGTCACGAGCCCCCCGAGTTCGGCGGAGTCGCAGCAGGCCTTGATCACGTTGTCGATATCGGGTCGGGAGATGTGCGCCGTGCGGGGCATCGGCTTCCGTTTCCAGCGCATTCTCTGGGGACGCTCGAACAGAGCCACCACGGACAGCGACACGGGGCACGAGAGGGGCGGGCCCTCCCACCGCTCGGCCATCAGCGCGGCGGCGTTGGCCTCCCACTGCACAGACCGCCCGGTCCGGTACGCTCGGCCGCCAGCGAACCGGGGCCGGGCTTGCGCGGCGGGCTGCCCCATGATCTCGATCTCCCACACGCGCAACGACTCGACCGGGATGATCACGGCGTGCCCTCTAGGTCTGGCCGGTTGACGTACAGCGCCAGCGAGGGCGCACCCCGGTAGTCGGTGGCGGTCCTCTTGATCAGCCCCTCGGGGCGCCAACAATGCCCGAAGTGCGAACAGTACCCACATGGGAATTTTGGCACTTCATTGTGGCGTTTGTTGGGCGTTCCTCGTGTCTTGTGGAGGTCGACCCGGGGAGCGAGGACGGTGCCGTCCGGCAGCATGCGCGGGGCCTCCTCGGGGGGCAGGGATGCCCGTTCGAGGTGCTCCCGAAGCTGGGGCAGGTACTCCGGGTCTCGGTGGTGGTACCAGCTGAGGACGGCCCCCGAATCTTTGGAGACCATCACGACCGCCCCGACATCCAGATCGAGCGCGGCTAGGTAGCCCTGAAGCTGGTACCGGTACGATTCCCCGGGGCCCCATGGCTCGACCCCCTCGGCAAGCGCACGCCGCGCCCTCTGGAAGGCAAAGCTGCTCGCGCTCTTAATTTCCAGCACGGCCCACGGCTGGCCGTCCCTATACAGCAACCCGTCGGGGTGCCCGGGGATCGGCGCAAAGCCTTCGCCGGGTGAGAGGTACACTCGCGTCTGATCCTCTCCGACGTTGTGCAACGTCCAAGCGGGGCGGTCGTCGAGGGCATCGACGAGGGCCGAGACGACCAGGCTCTCTACCACGTCGCCGAGGGTGAACACGATCCGGGATCGCCCGTCGAGCCTCCGACCGTCCACGGGCACGCCTCGCCATCGGTACGACAGCGCACGCGCGCATTTCCCGATGCCCGACATGCGGGGACCGCGGGGGGCCTCCTCGTCTCTGTCGACGTCGTGCAGCTGGCGCAGCGCGGCACGTCCGGGGGTGCGGTAGTCGGGGGCGTCTGGCCAGGGTCTCGGGTTCGCGAAGCGCTCGCGCACCAGCGCGGCTAGGTCTAGGGGTTGCGGGCTCATGTCGTCACCTCCTCGGCGTTGTGTGTGTCTTCGTAGAGGGCGGCGTGGACCTTGCGCACCGTGGCCGCCTCCTCGCTGGTCAGCCAGTACCCCGCGCCGTCTGGGGCGGGCCTCCATTCCACGCGGCCGCCCTTGGCCAGCTGGCGCACGATCGAGCGGTACCCGTTGCCCGTG